TGATTGGTGAGAGTGCCCTGGCTGTCGTTCGCTCGGAGACCAGCGGCGTACACCAGATCGACGCGCTGACCGCGCGAGAAGCGATGGCAGGCCTGGTTGCCCGGGTTGAAGCGAATCTGGTAGTAGGTCGAAGTCGCAGTGCCGGTGGGTCAGGTGGTACCGGTAACGGAGCGGATTTCCGCGTTGGTGACGGCGCAGAGGGTGTACGAGCTGTTCTGCGACAGGTACCAGTAGTTGCAGAGGGTGTGCGCCATGTTGCGGGCGAACGCCGTCAGCTTCGGAGCAACGACCTGGTCGATGAGCGCCGGGGTCGCGTCAGCCTGCTTCTCACCGAGGGTGATCATCAGGTTGGTCACGAGCGAGCGCATCGGGATGGCGAGGCGGTACGCCGTGGCGTTCGGACCCTCAAGCGGGCTCGGGTACGCCTGGCTCGCCGCCTGGGTGTGCATGAGCGGGCCAAGCGCCGACGTCACATCGCCGTAGAGGTCCTTGTCGCCGAAGCCCTGGCCGGCCTCGATGACGCCGGTGAGGCTGCCCATGAACAGCTTGGTGATCTTGAGATCGCGGCCGAGGTCGCCGGAGTTGCCGACGCCCTGGCTGGTCACGACGTTGTCACGCCACACCGGATCAAGTCCGGCGAGGAAGACGCGGAGGCTCTTGTTGAGGACCTCCTGAATGCGGTTGGACTGGCGGTCGAAGATCGACCCCGTGGTTGCGAATGCCATTTTGTGGCTCCTTCAGGTCAGATTGGGGATTCACCGGGAGACGAAGCCAGGGCTCGCTTGATGGTGTCCGTCGTGAAGCTCTTGACCTGCGACTCGATGTCGCTGATGGTGGCTCCCGGCGCCCATTCAGGTTCTGCGACTGGCTTACTACGGAGGATTTCCTCCGCATCAAGGCCGGTGACTGTTTCCGACGAACGACCAAGCTTGTCGATGTCGCCGATGACTGACCGGAAAGTACCAAGCACGGGCTCCGCAGCCTTCTCGACCTCCTCGGACATCCATGCGTCCTCGAAGGTTCCGGATGCTGCCCGCCGGGTCTGCATTCGCTGCAGGGCCTGCTGTTCCAGCTGGGCCCGCAGGGTCTGCTTCGCCTGCTCGACGCCCTCATCGCCTCGGAGCGACTTGGACGCATTCAGAAGTTTCTGAAACTCCGGATTCTTTTCCAGGGTCCGGTCGAGTTCGGCGTTAAGCCGCTCCCGCAGTTCACGGACCCGCATCTTGTGAATCTCGGAACGCTGGGCCTCCAGCTCCTGCTGGAGAATCTGACGCTGTTCGTCGCTCATGGTTGCCTCTGGGTTACCCCCACTGGAATCCTCGATGTCATCGTTCTCGTCCGGCAGATCCGGAAGTTCGATCTCCTCCACCTCATCCTCGTCTTCGACATCGTCCGGGGCGGGGTCGTATTCCTGCTGCTGGGCGTTGTTCCGAAGCTGATCGATGTACTGGGTGATCTGATCGTCGGTGTACCCGCTGTGGGAAAGTGCAGCACGAATGCCGACTTCCCGTTCATCGAAGGTGACATCCGTGCGAAACAGGGCCCCCACCTTGGTGAGGTCCTCTTGGAGCATCTGGGATTCCGCCACGGCCTCTTGCCACCTGTTGTGGGAAGCCTTGAGGTCGGAGAGAGACACCTCGGTGCCATCATCGAGGGTGATCATCTGATCTGCGGGGGTGTCTTCAAGTTCGTCCATTTACATCACCTGCTGGGGCATCATGCCCGTCATCGGGCCAGGCATCTGGGGGCCCGGGGCTCCGCCGCCCTGGGCCTGCTGAAGCTGAGAAAGCTGCTGATCCAGCTTGCCCAGCATAGCCACATCGTCAGGATTGGGAAGGGCGTTCGGAAGTACCAGACCCATAAAGCTCATCAGGGTCTTGTGGTATCCGATGAAGGCGTTCTGCACTTCGGCTTCCGCCATCGCCATGATGGGGCTTGCCATGAACGCATTGAGGACCCGCATCTGGAACTCGGGCTTCACCGTCTGGGGAGTAAGCACCACCTGGCCCGGGACCTTGCCGTCGCCGTAGAGAAGGAGGCAGTTCCGAACGACGGACTCGTAGGCCGACTGATGTTCGTCGGACCACATCGCGAAGTCGAGACCCTCCTTGAGAGCGAACAGGAGGAAAGAATCGACGTCGATCTGGAACTGCTGCTGAAGCTGGAGGGCTTCCTGCTTCCGGGCAACCTTGCTCCGGGGGTTCACGTCCTTGATCTTGAAGGAGAGCTGGCTCAGGGTGGGCAGCGGGTTCTGCTCGAAGTTGACCGCCATCGTCTCGGGGTCCACCACCACGCCGGCCAGGTCCAGCGTCAGCTGATCGACCGTAAACGTCTGGGGTGCAAACACCACCTCTCGGACGGTGCCGGCCAGGATGCTCCGGTAGCAGTCACCCCAGGCCGCCTGCACACCAGCAGTGGGGGTATTCATCGCCCGGTTGACCTGCTCGTCCAGGAACTGCAGGCCGGTGGCGCTGTCGACGCGGCCCTTCTCTGCGATCAGGTCGCGGATCGGATTGAGGCGGTCGATCTGCTGGATCGCGAACTGGGACACCCGGCCCGGAACGTCGCCCGAGTTGAAGGGGGTGATGTTGAAGGGGCGGAAGCCTTCGCTGATGGGGTCGGGTTCCCAGGGGAAGACCCGAAGACCCTCACCCACATCGCGGAGCATGGTGTTCGCGTTGAAGGACCCGTGGGGCAGAACAAGGACGCCGTAGCGGTCGACGTCCCGGATGTTGTGGAACAGCGACTTCTGCAGGCGCTCGGCCTCGCGGCACAGCGGGAACAGAAGGTCGAAGCAGCCGGCACCGTGGAACGACCCGTTCTCCATGAAGCGGGCGAAGCCGATGGGGCAGTAGACCTCACGGCCCTCCAGGTCCTCGTCGTGAATGACGTACTCGCCGCTGGTGACGATGTACCGGGAGACCGTGTCGCGGGGGCCCTTCAGCCAGAGCTCGCGAACCTTGACCACCTCGACCGCGTCAGTCTTGGGGTCGTGACCCACGACCTTATCGTCTGAGTACGAGACGTTGGTGCCGAGGGTGTACTCGTTCTCGTTCTCCTGCTCAAACGACTCGCCGGGCTTGACGGTGTAGTACTCCAGCTTCTCCTTGTTCCGAGTGACCTTGGGGCCGAAGACGTCCTTCAGGAACTCGATGGAGACCATCCGCTGGCGCACGAGGCCGCGCTGCTTCGTGTAGTCCTGGCCCAGACTCGGGAATGGGAACAGCTCCATGGGGTGAACGACTTCCAGGTCCGCCGTAAGGCCGACCGTCGGGTGGTTCACCATGTGGCCCGTGATGCCACAGGAGCCCAGAAGGGCGAAGATGTGGTTGAACTGGGGCACCACCCGCTGGAGCTGGTGGTCCGAGATCACCTGATCCAGCATGATCTGGGCAATCGACCGCTGCCGGATCGAGCTCAGGGAGGAGCCGACCCGCATCACGAGGGGCCGGAAGTCCAGGCTCGAGAGACGGCCCGAGATCTTGTCGACCGCGCTCAAGAGCTCGCTCGACTGGAACTCCAGCCGGTCCTCCTCATCGAGGTACGAATATCGGACGGTGCCGCTCTCGGGGTCAAAGACGTCAAACTGACGCGCCCCCATCATGTAGTAGAGGGCTACCAGCCAGGTCGCCCGGCGGTAGGCCAGCCGACTCATCTCCCGTTCGCAGTGCTCGTCGATGATCCGAGCCAGGGCCATCGGATCCTTGGTCAGCTTGATCGGGTCGTTTGCCATGCTTTACCTGCGCCTTCTTTGCCGCGAACCCCCCTGGAACCATCTGCGGAACTTTCCGAAGCTCCGCGTACTGCACGACTTCCTCCCGCTTGGGGAGATCCATCGGGCCTGGGATACCCCCACTGATCGCCGTACTTGGGTGACGGGGGCCGTTACCGAAGTAGGAGAGGCAGAGGATCCCAAACCAAGCATCGGAAACCGTGACGATGTTGTCGCCAGAACGATGCTGAGGAGGCTCCTTCTCTGGGGTGCCGCCAAAGTACCAGCGGGCCATCACCTCGAACAGGGCCTGGGGGACCTTCGATTCAGATCCTGGTCTTACGGGTTGGGCGACCGGTTGGGGTTCGTGCATCGAGGATCTCGTTGACCTGTTCCGCCGACAGAAGTTCGAGGGGGATGCCCTCACCGATGTGGGTGCCGTTCTCGTAATAGTCGCCATCCCGCAGGCGCTCGAACAGCGTCTTGTCGGCAGTGGGGGTCGGACCCTTGGAGAGGCGACCCTTCAGGATGAACTGGGACATGGCGACGGCGTCGATGCAATCGTCCTTTTCGAGACCGCCGTCCTGGGCCTCCGGGTTGAAGGACTCGATCTGGTCGAAGAGGAAACGCCAGGGGAGCTGGTCCCGTCGCCAGAGGGGCAACTTGATCTTGCCGTGCTCAAACCGGAACTGGAGGCCGGAGATCTTCTCCTGCTTCTCGGCCATGCCCGGGTTGAGTTTGACGATCTTGGGGAGGTGGGCCGTGCCGGCCATGTCGTTGGCGCGGGTTGAGACGATGGAGGACAGGGCGTTGTAGAGCGAGACACCCTGGCGGATGGCCTCGGGGTGGACCGTCGGGCACAGCCAGCGGTCGGCCATATCGAAGATCGCTTTCACCAGATCGGACTCGGGGCCTTGGCGGGCCCAGAGGTCCAGGACGAAGAGATCGTTCTGGGGCGTGACCGCCATCAGGCAGGCGACCTTGTAGTCCGAGTCCTTCCCGGAAGTGTGGGAGGTGTCGGAGGTCATGAAGATCCGGGCGTACCGGGAGAGGAACTCCTGGATCGGCATCCGCATCGGCCGCATCTCTTCGCCGTGGCGCTCGTACCACGAGATGTAGGCGCTGGAGTGGTGGGGCCTGTCGAGGCGGTCATCGATCTCCTCGTAGCGGTAGCCGTGGGCCACATCGTCCAGGTCACCGAAGAAGGAGCCCTCGCCATCGCCAGGGGCTGCCAGGTACTCCGAGGCGAAGTTGCCGGAACCGATGGCTTCCCGGATCTCTTCGAGAGAGAGGGCTTCCTTGAAGCGGGGCTTTGTGACCGCCAGCTGAAGACGGTCAGCTCGGGTGGCTGGCCACATGTCAGGCCAGCACGAGGTCATGATGCCGTTCTCCTCGATGGCCGCCGGGATCACGAGGCGGGACCAACGGTTGAAACGGGGGTCCTTCGCGCGCGCGCCCTCGGGCGTATCCTCCAGCTGCATCGCATGCCAGAGGTAGTGGCGCTTCGAGACGAACGTACCCACCCAGTCCACGCCCGTGTCGGGACGGGTGACCATCGGGATCACGATCTTGAAGAGGAGCTCCGCCATGTAGGCCCGAAGGACGGACATGGGTGTCGAGCTCTTCGGGTCGTACTCGGGATCGTCCAGCCGGTAGCGACGGGGGCGTCCACCACGCTGCTTCGAGGAGGCGCTGAGCAGGCGAAGCCAGGACCCGTTGCCGATGATCATGTGCTCCGTGCTGAAGGAGCCCTCACCACGGCGGGGGATGATCCGGTTGTCATCGAACTCTGGACCGAAGTCGTTGAAGATCCGGTCGTTGTGGATGAACTGGCGCTTGATGCGCTCGCCAACCTCGCGGGCATTCGGGTGCGTCGACGTTGCATAAACGAAGGAATATGCAGGCCGAGTCAACAGCCGGAGCAGCATGTCCTTGCAG